AAACCATGCTCAGTAGCAGCATAACTAGCCTCATTATTGCCCACAGCAGACCCAGCAGAACCAAGGGCACCAAGGCCCGTACCAGCCACCGGAGCGGTCTGGGCAATGGGCGTAAACTGGAGCGGCGTAGAACCGCCGCCGATATACTCGGGTCGCTGCAGTCGCGCATCGGGATTCCTCACGCCAAAAATGTTCTCGGTAATCTCCGTGTACCGAGTACCACCGCGAGCCATGCGCTCCAAAAACACCTGCACCTGCATGGCCTGGCGAAACGTATTCACGTCCATCTGCGCAAACACCTGCGGCGTGCCGTCTGCCAAAGCACCCACAAGCACGTCATCACCGGCAGCCGAACCATAATAGTTCGGGACAACATGCAAACCAGTCAGATTCGAACTGGACGGCGTGCCCTTAATCGTCGTACCGGCACCAACCGCAAGATCGGCAACCTGAACGCCAATACCACTCACAGGCGCCGGAATGGTAGGCGCGACAAACTTCTGTGGCCACGGCAAACACGACGTAAAATAATCATGCGACTTCGCACGCCGACGAAGCGGAAAATTCAGCGCATTGATCGCACCAATCGGATTCGTCTCCGAGTACGCCGGATTCACCAGATTTTCATCCCTGTACCACTGGTTGAAAATCAGGTTGTATGCAATCGCAGGCAACGCATTCACCGACACCGTATTACCAGGCGGAATCTGCCCAACAGTCGGCAATCCCATATAGTCAAACACAGAGCCAACCAAGAAACCGCCAGCGGCGGACTCGACCTGCGGAACCGTAAACGCAATCGAGTCACCCGGCGCATCCTGCTGACCCATGAGCTTCACCCAATTCACCCACGTCAAACGATTGGGCACAAAAAAACAATGGATATCGATACGCTGCGAATCCATAATCGGAAACAACGGCGTCGAAGTCCGAACAAACGGCGTAAACGAATACTTGAAATGATCGCCGGGATAGACTTCCTCAACATGAAAAGGAATCAACAAACCGGCATCGAAGGTAAACTTGATGCTAAACGACCCCGAAAACTTCGAACGCGGCACATCAGGACGCGCAATCATCGACGCGTCGTCTTGACTGACGAGCCGCCGCTGCGGCAAATCGTACCCTCTCGACATCTCACGCCTCCTTAATGAGCGAAAGCTGCGCATCCGCCTTCGGCTGCGCCGCCAACACCTGACTCGCGGTAATCACAACTCGAAACTCAAAATCAGACACCATCGACTCCGGCAAATCATCATAATCCTGTGACACCGAACACAGCGACACCAGCTCAAAATCCTCGGGATACTTGCCAAGCGGCGAATCCTTCTCAAGCACCGCCTCGGCAAAACCGCGAGAAGCAACCACATCGGACTTCTGCACAGAAAAATGCGTTAACGCCTTCGCCTTCACATCGTGCAACGCAAACAACTTCATAACTGTGCCCTCTCTGACTTAAGGGAAATACGGCTACGTGCGATTTGCTCCGCAGCGTCCAAATCACGAACGGTCACATAACCTTGAGATTCCATCCTCTCCAACTCCAACGCCGCCAACTCGCTCTCCGACGCATTCTCCCGAAAAGATGCATGGAGAAACCGAGGGACGGGGAACGGCCGTCCCTGCCAAATTGCAACACGACGCCATGATCGCCAATGACAACGAAAATCTCCAGCAATACCGGGACGCCTGGACATCTGGAGGAATGGAGGCTGATGCTCGTAAATCTCGCCTGTCCTGAAATCAACCTCCTCTCCTTGCGGACGGTGAAAACCGAGCTTCTTCGCACAATACCCAGCGACATAGGAAATACGCGCCGGCGTCACAGGCTCCAACGTCACAAACCCTTTCGCCCAACTGCGCTGCGCAGCCTCTCGGTCTGCGGTGCCAAACAAAATCGCGTGGTAGTGCGGACGCTGAAACCGCTCACCATACTCGCCGCACGCAAAAAACCGAAACTTCCCGACCTTCTTACGCATCGAACGAAAAAACTTCGACAAGTCGGCCTTCGACAAAGTGGGCGGCACATAGCGATCTGAATACGTAAGCGTCACAAAGGACGCCACAGGATGTAACTGCAACTCCAAAGAACATCGAATCGCCCATTCACGCGCACGGGAAATCTGACAACCCACGCACGAACCACAGGGCAACAACAACTGCGCACTATCCAACACATCCTGCGCAAAACCAACCGATAACTTCGCAGCCTCCCGAGGCCGAACCTTGCCTAAAACGACCCGCTCACCTGGAGCGGAACGCGACGCAGGAATCGGATGCACACAGGGCATATCACAGACGGATACCGCCTCGACGATTCCGCTGCAGATTGATCTTCTCGGTCACACCAACGCGCTTCTTAAACGAGCCAACGCTCTTGGACTTCTTGACACCGTGTCGCATCGAAACGCCTCGCGTAAAGGTAAAAAACGTGGTCCGAAGGGACCACTCAGCACATATACGACAAGAAAGGTATATGTGCCACTCGTGTTGCGCAAGCACCACGAAAATGAGGGGTACCCCCTCACAGGAATACCCCTCAAATCGCCTAAAACGGCTCCTAATCGACTGAAACGGCTCCGGGGCCGTCTACCTACGTCGAAACGCTAAAACCGCGTTAAGCGGGCTTCTCGCCCGAAACTGGCGCGCTCTCGCTTGCCCGGGCAACAGAAGCAGCGGACGAACCTCCGTCCGCAGCTCCTGCCGCCCCTAGCAACTGCTGCAGCTCACCCGTCTGCGCAGCCTTCTCAACATTCTGCCACGTCATATACCGATCACGCACGACCTTCGGCAACTCAAGCCATGCCTGATTAGAACGCGCAACCAAATCAAGCGCGTGCGTCAAATCCATAGCGTCAAAATCGACCGTACCAGCGTCACCATGATGCCCAACGCCGAAACGCTGCACCTGGTACGCCAAATCCGCCTGCAGTGCATACTCCTGCCGGCAACGATCTTCAGCCTCGGTGCAAGAAATCACCGGGCCGGGCCGATCCTGCCACACGACATCCTGACCAACACACGGGTTCTTCATAATCACCTCGGAGGAATGTAAGCACCACGCTTCTCGACAATACGCTGCGTACCCGTCAACTGCCCGCGACGATTGAACTGCTGCACCGTCCGACGCGAACCAATCACCGATCTTGCCGCCTTTGACGCCCGAACAGCTGCTGCGCCCTGCAAAACCAAACCAAGACCACTACTAACCGGCCCAGACAGATTGTCAATCGCCGGAGCAGCGGCACCCATCATATCATAATACATCTGTTCAGCCTTAGCCTTCGACAAATTGTACTGCGTCATAATGTTGCCAAGAGCCGCGGCGCGCGTCTGATGCGGCTGAATAGCCGTCCGAAACGCCAACTCCTGCGACTTCAACAACGACTCCTTTCGCAACAAATCCTGTTGCATAAACTGCGTACCCGCCTCGGCAAGCTTCTTAGCCTTATCCGCAGCCATATTCTCCATCGACACCTGATTCACATCCAACTGCTGCCGAGCCGCACGAGCCTGAAGCGCCGTCGCAATCGCACGACCGGCCGGATTCTCAACTTGTGCTACAGAACCACCCGGCGAACTCGCAGGACGATCATACGCCAACGCAGGATTCAAACCCGCGGCGCGATAATCAGCTACCGCACGCTGCGCGGCTGTCGAACTCATCCGCTCCTGAAACTGTCGATTCTTCTGCGCCTCTCGCACATTTGCTCGGTTCGACCAGAAGCCGCCGAGAAAATCGGCGGCCCCCGTCGCAAGCGCGGCACCCAAAAGAGGATCCATACTAAAACCGCCCAAGCCCAACGGGCGTGCCATAAACCGGCAACGGCCTAACGGCCTCACGGCGAACATGCACATCCGCCAAATATTGCATGCCGTTCGCCGCCGAACCCGCCGCCAGCACACGCGCCATGGGCGGCGAATCCTCGATGAACGTCTGGCCAAGCGTAGGCGCACCGCTGAACTGCTGCGACAAATGCCACTCGTCGATATTACCAGCAGCCGTAGGCCGAAACAGCGCTGCAACACGCGAATAAGCCGTCCGCAGCTCATGCCACCGCTCTTGGTAACCGAACACAACATCGTCGTTCGCCGCGGCACCAGTCGCGAAAATCTCGCGACGCTTCACAGCTTGCTCACCAAGACCCGCGAACGCCGGATTGTAATAATCGTACAACGTCCGGCGATCCCACATACGATGAACACCCTGCGAATACGACAACTCCGACTTCACCGACATGAGGCAAAGAATGAAACCATGCTCAGTAGCAGCATAACTAGCCTCATTATTGCCCACAGCAGACCCAGCAGCACCAAGGGCACCAAGGCCCGTACCAGCCACCGGAGCGGTCTGGGCAATGGGCGTACACTAGAGCGGCGTAGAACCGCCGCCGATATACTCGGGTCGCTGCCGTACGGCATCCGGATTCCCCAATACACACAAGTTC